CATCTACATCGGCAACGGTCAGATGGTCGAGGCTCCCTACACCGGAGCACAGGTCCAGGTGACCAGCGTGCCCAGCGACTACATCGGCGTGAAGATCGGCCTGCCCAACACGACTAACCAGGTGGCCAACAACATGAACCTCACGCTGCCCGCCGACGACGCCACGGCGACCGCGACCGTGACCGACCCGTACTCTGGTGCAGGGGAGATCGACATGCCGGACATGGGGGTGTGATGGCAGACGACGGCTACCCGGACGCCTTCTACACGAAGAAGCAGGCGTCCGAGAACAAGAAGAAGGCCGACAAGGTCACCGCGCAGACGCGCGAGGAGATGGCCCAGTCCTACGGCTGGGCGCTGTCGGTCCTCAAGGCCAACACGGAGCTGTGGAACCTCTTCAACAAGGCCGTCAAGGGGACCTGGACCAGGGAAAAGTTCAAGGCCGAGCTCCAGAGCACCAAGTGGTTCAAGAAGCATGCCGCCACCTGGCGCGAGGACTGGATCCAGCAGAAGCAGGACCCGGCCTCCTGGAAGCAGAACAAGTACGACCCCAAGTACGCCGACATCCAGGACATGGCGGCCACCCTCGGATCCCACCTGACTCCGGCCCTGCTGAACTGGATGACCCGCCAGGCCCTGGCGTACTCCTGGTCGGACGCCCAGATCCGCAACCACCTGGCCAACCACGTGTACGCCACCAAGGCGGAGGGCTACTCGGGCCAGGCGGCCACCGCCGAGGACGAACTGCGCACCTATGCGGCCGACATGGGCGTCCAGCTCTCGGACGCGAACGTCAAGAAGTGGCTGCGGTCCATCATCGCCCAGTCGGCTACCACCGAGCAGTACAAGGGGTGGATCAAGCAGCAGGCCGCCAACTCCTTCGCGGGTCTCGCGCAGTACATCAAGCAGGGCCAGACGGTCCGCCAGCTCGCCGACCCCTACATGCAGTCGATGGCCAACATCTTGGAGATCAACCCGGCGTCCCTCACGCTCCAGGACCCGACCATCAAGCGCGCCCTCTCGGGCGTGAAGGAGAAGGACGGCGTCACCAACATGATGTCCTTGACGCAGTTCGAGGACTCCCTTCGCCAGGACCCCCGCTGGCTCACGACGCACAATGCCAAGGGAACCGCCGCCGACCTCGCGGCCGGGATCCTGAGCGACTTCGGACTGAGGTGACATGGCCGATCCGTCCTGGCTGCCAGCGGCCAAGAAGAAGTACGACACCTACTACCGGAACGCCCTGCTCAAGCTCAACGTCCAGCTCAAGGCCGCCAAGGACATCGGGTCCTCCCGCGCGATCCAGGGCCAGATCAGCCAGCTCCAGGCCGAGTACAACAAGATCTGGAACAGCACGGCCAACCTCAAGGCCTGGTACGAGAAGCTCGGCGGGGACACCACCGACACCTACGCGGCCGTCCGTGGCGCGGCCGACGCCAAGGCGGCCGAGGCCCAGGCGAAAGCGGACGCCGAAGCGGCAGCCGCCAAGGAGGCGGCGGCCCAGGACGCCTACGCCCTGATGAAGATGCAGCTGGACCAGTGGGGGCTCGGTGGGCTCGCCGACACGGCCCTGAACCTGGCCCGGCAGGGGTACGGCACCAACCAGATCCTGCTCATGCTGCGCGACACGGACGCCTACAAGACCCGGTTCAAGGGCAACGCCGACCGCATCAAGAACGGCTACGCCGCGCTGGCCCCGGATGAGTACCTGTCGGTCGAGGACGCCTACCAGCGGGTGCTCCAGTCCTACGGTCTGCCCAAGGGGTTCTACGACTCCAACGACGACTTCGCCGGGTGGATCGGCATGAACGTCTCGGCGGCCGAGATCGAGAACCGAGCCCAGATGGCCGCCAACGCGGCCAACAACTCCGACCAGTGGCAGATCCAGGCGCTCCGGGACCGAGGCCTCGGGGACGGCGACATGACCGCCTTCTTCCTCGACCAGGGCCGGGCCATGCCCATCCTCAACAAGGTCGTCGGGACGTCCAAGCTCGGGGCCGCCATGCTCAAGAACGGGCTGGCCGACAACCAGGACCGCGCGGCCTACTGGTACGACCAGATGGGCGGCAACGTCAGCCAGGCTGACGCCGACCGCGCCTACTCCCAGGTGGCCGCCGCACTCCCCCTGTCGGAACGCCTGGGCACCATCTACGGGCAGGGCCTGAACCAGACCGACCTGGAGGACGAGGCGCTGGGCAACTCCGAGGTGGCCGCCGCCAAGCGGCGCTCCGTCGGCCTCAACGAGACCAACAGCTTCTCCGGATCTGGTGCGGCTACGACCAAGGGTCTGGGCCAGGGGTCGCGAGGGACGTTCTAGGCGGGTACGTCCCGACCATGAGAACGATCATCGCCACGGCGCTGGGGGTAGCCCTCCTGGGCTCCCCAGCCGCCGCACAGACCCGCGCACGCGGGTCCCAGGCGGCACTCGCCGCCATGGCCCAGGTGGGCTCTCCGTACGTCTGGGGGGCCGCCAGCCCCCACCGGGGGTTCGACTGCTCGGGGCTCACCCAGTGGGCCTGGCGTCAGGCCGGAGTGCCGATCCCACGCGTCTCCTGGGCCCAGCTCGCCCTCCATCGCGTCCGCCATCTGAGACCTGGGGACCTCCTGGGGTTCTACGGCGGCGAACACGTCGGCCTGTACGTCGGTCACGGCCGATTCGTGCACGCGCCGAACCCGCGCTCGCGGGTCAGGCTGGACCACCTGCACGGGTGGTACCGGAACCACATGACCTGGGCCGTCCGGCCCGGAAAGGGATGACCATGGACTACCCGATCGAGATGCTGGAAGCCGCCTACCCGGCGCTGGCGTGGCTGCGCCACGACCACCTCCCGCCGCACCTGGCTCAGGTGGCCGCGCCGTTCCGTGAGCTCGGGCTGGAGATGGCCAACGTGAACAACATGGGCCACCCCGAGACGGCCGCCGGAATCCGCAAGCTCGTCGAGGCCAAGGACTGCGCCATCCGGGCGTTCATCGGAACCCACCCCCAGTGATGACTGGGTGGTCATTTAGGGGGTAACATCTCGGTAACGGTGCTGGGGCCCCACAATCCCGGCACCGCGACATCGCAAGGCCGGAGCGTGCGGGGGTTCGCTCAAGCGGCACACCAGGTGCAAGCCCTGGGGCGATGGCTCCGCCAGGGACAGACCGGCCCCTTGGCGTGTACGTCCGGTAGCAGGAGCCGTGGCCCCTCCCCAGGGGTTCATGTGGTCGGCGAACAGAGATGCGGGAGATGCAGTGAACGACCAGGACTGGATGGACGAGGGCGAGTTCGAGGATGACCAGCCCCAGCAGGGCGGCAACCTCGTCAACGAACTCCGCAAGCAGAACCGCGCGATGGCCAGGCAGCTCAAGGAGCAGCAGGACCAGTTCGCGGAGCTGAAGGAGTTCCGCCGTCAGTCATCCATCAAGGGCGCTCTGGAGAGCGCGGGCGTTCACGCGAAGGTCGCTGGTTTGGTGCCCAAGGACATCGAGACCGCCGACCAGGTCAAGGGATGGCTTGAGGAGTACGGGGATGCCCTCGGCGTTGCGCCGATGGCCCAGCAGGAGCAGGCTCCTGTCGCCCAGCCCCCGGCGGTTGACGCCGGGCAGCAGGCCCAGCTCCAGGCCATGCAGGACCTGGCCCAGGGCGGACTCGCTCCTTCGGGAACCGTGACCGCGCGCGACCTTGAGTCCGCAGGCACGTTCGAGGAGTTCCGCGAGCTGCTCCGCAAGGGCGGCGCAATGGGGCTCTGAGAACCGACGGGGTCGAAAGGTCCCCTCCATCTCTGAGCTATGGCCAACGCTTATACCTCGACTGACCCGGCAACACTGGGTACCAGTCTGGTCCAGACCGCGTACGACAGGTACTGCCGCTTCGCGCTCCGGTCCATGCCCATCTTCCGCAACATCGCCGACACCCGGCCGGTCGAACAGGCCATGCCTGGCGCGTCCGTGGTCTTCCAGTTCTTCCAGGACCTGGCGCAGAACATCACTCCGCTGACGGAGACGGTGGACCCCGACGCCATCGCCATGCCCCAGACGAAGTCGGTCACCGTGACCCTTCAGGAGTATGGCGCTGCGGTCCTCGTGACCCGCAAGCTGGAGCTGGTCGCGCTCACCGACGTGGACGCCGGGATCGGCAACGTCCTGGCGTACAACATGCGGGACAGCATTGACGGCATCGTGGCCCCCGTCCTGACCGGTGGCACGAACGTCATCCGCATCAACGCTGGCGTCCTCAAGTCGAACCTCATCGCGGGTGGCGCGGGCACCACGGGTGCCGTCGCCGCGACCGACATCTTCAAGTCCAACATCTCTCGCCTGGCGGTCGCCAAGCTGCGCGGCAACAAGGTGATCCCGCGCCAGGGCGAGATGTACGGCTGCTTCATCCACCCCGACGTCGCGCACGACCTCCGCAGCGACACGGGAGCAGGTGGATGGCGCACGCCCCACGAGTACTCTGCTCCAGAATCGATCTGGGCGGCACGAGTGGACGAGTACGAGGGGTCTTACTACGTGGAGTCCCCGCGCCTGCCCGTGGCGGCCGACGGTGCCGCCAGCGCCAAGGTGTACCGCACCCTGTTCTTCGGCAAGGAGGCCCTCGCGGAGGCCGTTGGCGAAGAGTTCCACCCCGTTTTTGGGGAAGTGGTTGACAAGCTGCGGCGCTTCCGCCCCGTGTCCTGGTACGGCTTTGCGGGATGGTCCAGGTACCGCGAGGAGGCCCTCATCCGTGCCGAGACCTCCAGCTCCATCGCGTAAGTAGGGGATGGCCCAGCGTGGACTACACGTTCAAGCCACCGACGGTCCAGGAGACTCCGGTCTCCTGGGTCAACCCGCTCAACCGCTGGGGCATTGCGAGGGGCATCTCCGTGCTCCAGCGGTGGGACGGGTCCTACTACCAGCAGCGGTACCCGAGCCTCCAGGAGCTGGACGAGGTCCGGCGCTACTGGCTCGGTGGCTACACCCACACCATCGACCAGGCCACGGCCGACTCGCTCACGGCAGCGGGCTACGGGCCGTACATCACGCCCATCACGTAGGAGCTCCCATGGCCACCACGAAGACTTCCGCGCCCGCCGCCGCCGTTGGGGACGACCCCCCGGCCCTGACCACCTACCGGTTCACGGTCGTGACCGGCGCGTACCCGACCGTCAACATCACGGGCGTCCAGATGCCGGACGGCAAGTTGACGTACATGAAGCAGATGGTCGCGGCCGACCTCAAGACCTACTACTGGTCCGATCTGTTCAACGGCAGCCAGGCCGACATCGAGGCCCTCTACGGCCAGAACACCGGCTACGCCTGGACGTGGGTGGACGACCCCTCCGGGGGTGACTCGTGACCGCCTTCACCTACACCACGGGCATCCCCAACGGGGGCGGCCCGCAGAACGGGGAGGGGTACGAGTGGGCCGACGGGTCCGTGTCCTTCCGCGAGTTCGACGTGGCCGCCAACACCTGGAGCCAGGCGGTAGCGCAGGCGTCCAAGGCCCAGCTCGCGGCCCGGTACTCGGGGCGCACGGGGTACGCCCTGTCGCAGCCCGTGGCACCGGTCGTCGGCACCGTAACCCTGACGCCTACCGGTCTCAACGCGGCCCTGAGCGTCCCTGTGGGGGCTTCGCCCGCGAGCGTCATCGCCTACTGGGGCGACGGCACCAACACGACCGCCTCCGGCGTCACCGGCACCTGGGCCCCGGCGGCCCACACCTACGGCGTGGCCGGTACCTACCGGCCGGTGGTCGTGGCCACCAACGCCGCTGGCGGTTCCAGCGCTGTGGGATCGGTGGCGGTCGCATGAGCGAGACGCGCTGCACCTGCGGCCAGGGCCACGCCACCTTCGGGGCGTGCCTGCGGGCCAAGAACATCTCCGTGGGCTACTGCAAGTCCCATCTCGGTCAGGACCGCACGCGCCAGCGCGAGTGGGACCGAGAGCTGGACCTGTACGCGGGGGCCCGAGCCCAGGGGATCCAGCCCGAGGGCACCCACACCGATCAGATCCGTCACGCGCTGGACGCGAGTGACGCCATGGGAGAGGCGTTCGTCTGATGGCCGACAAGGGCAACAGCCGCAAGAGCATGGGCGCGGGGGTCATCAAGGCCGCCGCCAAGCAGAAGGCCCGCAACTCCGCCGCCGAGGTCGTCCAGAACCGCGCCCTGGGCGCGACGGCCAAGGGCAAGGCGCAGGCCGCCAAGAAGGTCGTCAAGGCCGTCCGGAAGGCCAAGGGCAAGTAGCCATGGCCGAACTCCAGGGAGAGCTCAACAGGCTCGCCAAGACCTACGGGCTCGGCGAGCAGGGGGCTGCCAACGTCTGGGCCGGGACGACCGGCCTGGGCCTCCTGGGGGCCCTCAATGCCAAGGCGGGCAACACCACCAACGACACCTGGAAGGAGCTGGACGGGGTCTGCAACCAGATCGCGGGCACCACCGGCTACGCCGCGCCCGGCGCACTGGCCACGATCCCGACGCCGCCATGAGTACCTTCCTCGAACTTATCGATCAGGTGGACAACGCGCTCTCGGCCTTCACCGATGACCAGACGCGGCGCACCTACCTGACTCAGGCCCTGGACGCCAGCGCCATCACCTTCCAGGTGGACGAGCCGACCAACGTCACGCGCGGCCTGGTCGAGGTCGATTCCGAGCTGATGTGGGTCAAGCGGGTGGACCAGGCGTCCAGCCTCGTGACTCTGATCCCCAATGGCCGGGGCTACCGGTCCACGGGCGCGACGGCGCACGCCATCAACTCCACCATCCTGGACTCGCCGACGTACCCCAGGTCGCAGATCCGGTGGTACATCAACGAGGTCATCAGCAACATGTTCCCTGACATGTACGCGGTGAAGTCGCATGAGTTCCCGATGGTCGGCGCGAGGTCCACCTACGGGATCCCGGCCGAGACGCAGTGGATCTACCGCATCACCTGGGAGACCATCGGGCCGTCGTTGGACTGGGCGGACATCTCCCGGTGGGAGTTCAACGGCGCGGCCGACACCACTCGCTTCCCCACCGGCCGGAGCGTGGACATCTGGGATCTGGTGGTCCCCGGCCGGACGGTCAAGGTGGACTATGTGGCGCGTCCGGGCCAGCTCGTCAGCGACAACGACGACTTCGTCACCGCGACCGGCCTGCCGGACTACTGCGAGACGGCCGTGATCCACGGGGCCTGCTACCGCATGGCCGCCGTCAAGGGGATCGCCCGGCTCCAGACCAAGGCGGTGGAGAGCCAGGCGCGTGACGTGTACGTCAACGACGACTCGGCGATCCAGGCCAGCCAGTACTTCCACGCCCTGTACCAGGAGGCCGTTTCCTCCTGCCGGTCCAGCTTCCTCAACCAGTACCCGACCAAGCGGCACTTCAGGAGCTGGTAATGGCCATCAGGAACTACTCCTCCATCGCCCAGCCGACGACGCTCACGGCGTCGATCAGCAACACGGCCACGAGCATCACCGTAACGGCGTTGACCGGGTACCCGGCCGCGCCGTTCATCATCGAGCTGGACCGAGGCCTGAGCTCCTCGGAGCTCTGCCTCGTGACGGGCGTCTCGGGTACCACGCTGACGGTCACGCGAGGGTACGACGGCAGCACCGCGCAGTCCCACACGGTGGGCGGCACGGTGAACCACTCGATGGCCGCCATCGACCTGCGCGAGCCCAACACCCATGTGAACTCCAACTCGGGTGTGCACGGCGTGGTGGGTGCCGTGGTCGGCACGTCGGACACACAGACCCTGACCAACAAGACTCTGACCAACCCGACCGTCAACAACGGCCTGTTCAACACGCCGTCCCTGACGACGCCCTACCTCGGGGACTACACCAACGCCAACCATGACCACTCGACCGTGGCCGCTGGCGGGTTCCTCAACGTGCCCCGGATCCAGGTCGCCAAGTACGCCACGACGGCGCTGACGACCGGCGTCCTGACGCCCATCGTGCCGGACACGATCGACCTCAACTCGGGGTTCACCTACACGGTCGGCACGCAGAACATCACCCTCCCCGTCCGGGGGGTCTACATCCTGAACGTGAAGGCCATCTTCCAGAACCCGGCGGCCAACGGCGGCATGCGCATCGCGCAGATCTGCCGGTCCTCCGACAACGCACCGATGGGCGAGCAGGGGGCCGCCGGTCCCGGTGGCGCGGCCACGGACTGGGTCACCCAGACGGCCACCTGGATCACCCAGGGCAACGCCGGGGACGGGTTCTTCATGCGGGTGCTCCAGAGCTCCGGCGGGGCTGGGGTGCTCAACTCGGCGATCTTCCAGGCGGCTCTGCTGGCGAGGTTCTGATGGTCGATATCCGCTCACCCATCCCGGCTCTCCTCCCGCACGGGTCGGCCGACACGGCCACCAACCCGTACAAGGACCTGCTCGGGGTCTACGAGTTCGCCATCGGCGGGGTGCCGTTCCTGTCGGCCATCGACCGGGACAACCCCCTGATCCGCAAGAACGCCGACTTCCGCAAGACCCAGGTGGACCAGAGCGACGAGCCCGGCGAGCAGTCGCTGACCGGCTGGTGGGTCCGGTCCCAGCTCTCCTTCCATGGCGGGGCGGGGCTCAAGTTCAACGACCCCCAGATCGACGAGAGTGCCCGCTACCGGTTCGCCAGCTCCGCCGGGGTGGACGTCTGGACCCAGGGGCGTGTGAGCCTTCTCAGGACCACGACGCTCACCAAGGCCCTGGCGGGCAACACGCTCATGGTCGGTGCGAACGTCGGCGGGACCAACATCGTGGTGTACGCCTCGGGGTTCAACCTGGGGTGCGTGGACGCCGCCGGGTCGTCCACGAGTTACACGAACCCATCCGCGCCGGGGACGGTCTTCCAGTCCATCTCCAGCGACGGCACGAACGTCTACGTGGCCAACTCCGAGGGCGTGTGGAAGATCGACTTCACCTCGGGCGTAGCGACGGCCCCGACCATCATCAAGCAGTGGCAGTTCACCGGCACGACTGCCGCCACGAAGGTGGCGCTGGGCTGGGTCAAGGGCCGCCTGATGGGCGGCATCGGGACGAAGCTGTATGAGCTGGTGCCCCCGGCGGGGTCCACGCCCTACAGCCTGCCGTCCACGGCCACCTACACCTCGATCGTCCCGAACTGGCAGTGGACCTCCATCACCGCCGGGCCGTCGGCCATCTACGCGGCGGGCCTGTCGGGCAACCGGGGGACCATCCTGCGGGTGACGCTGGACAACCAGGGCGCACTGCCGGTCCTGACCGGTGCGACCGAGGTCGCGCAGCTCCCCACGGGGGAGGTTCCCATGGTGATCCGGGCCTACCTCGGGACGACCATGACCATCGGCACCAATCTGGGTGCCCGCGTGGCCAGCATCGACTCCTCGGGCGACCTGACCTACGGTCCGCTGATCCGTACCCCTGCCCCTGTGCTGGACATCGTGGGCCAGGACCGGTTCGTCTACTGCTGCGCCACCAACGGCGCGCCGGTCATCGATCCGGGGCTGGAAGCCCCGACGTCTGGGCTGTTCCGGATCGACCTCTCGACACTGTTCGAGACCACCGGCCAGTA